ATACCCCATTCCTTGGCTGTTTCGGTCAAAATAGCCTCATTTTTGCCCTTTCCGAGGTAATCCCGACCCAAACTACCTAAATCGTAACGAAAGCGATTCTCGTCCACGAGAGAGCCAGCAATCATGGTATCTACTATCTGACCTTCTATTTTTAGTCCTGCAGCTCTAATAAAGCATACATCGTACATTGCATTGTGAAATATCTTAATTGCAGGTAAACTTAGAACAGTTCTAAAGTAATCTAATACTTTTTTACTATCCATATTACCACCACCTTCGTGTGCAATAGGATAATATCCTGACCAATCTTTTACAGCTAGAGCAATCCCAACCATCTGTGCTCTACCTGTAACAGATCCTGACCCCATGTCTTTTAGACCTGGGTCTTTTGTCTCTAAGTCAATTGCTATCTCATCGTAGCCTGACAAATCTTTGAACTCCTCCGGTGGTAACCATTCCACTTGAGGTGAAAACATTGGTTTCTGTATCATTTAGTATCTTTCAATTTTTTTATTTCCAACTCGCAGTAATGTATAATCTTTTCAAGATCTTGTATACCATTTTTGTTTTTATACCTGCATACATACTTTACTACGTTGCCTTGAAAGAATGATAAATCATTCTTTGCAATAAACTCGTATGGTTGTATTTTCATTTTTTTATAATGTGATCCTCCGATTTGTTTGTCTTGCGGAAAAGCATCATTAAATATATCTTTACTTGTCATAGATTGTATCCTTTGTATTTTTGTTTTGGTTCAACGATGTGTAGATGTTCCTTGGTCCGTGTCGCACCAACATAGAATAATCTATTCTCATCATCTGGGTTTTTTTCGTATGACTTCATTGTGTTCAAACTTAGATCTGTAAGCAAGACAACATTCTCACACTCACCACCCTTTGCACCATGTATTGTAGATAAAGTTATACGTGGTGCTTCATTTAACTTTTCTCCTTTTCTTCTCATTTGTTTCAAATAATTTACTTCTCGTCTTGGAGCGTTATCAAACGCCTCGTACCAAACAGCATCTGTGTTAAGACCATAGTATGCTTTCATCATTTCTAAAACATACAGACTATCTTTTATCATACCTTTTAATTTTTGTTTCTCTGCATGTTTTTCTGACATGTATCCATAGATTCTTTCTATTTGATCGTAAGTTAGGTGTCCGCCTTTTCTTGCGTTCTCCCAATCTGTTGCTGCAAGGTGTAAGGTATGTTCTCTTTGTTTTCTAAACTTGCTTTGATAGTAATAACCTTTGAGATATAAATCTTCTTCTAGATTATCTAACATGTATTTAGTTCTAGCTAATACCAACCATTGACCCGAAGACATATCTATCTCTTCAAAGTCATAGTATCTTGACAAAGAACCCTGGTGTGTTCTTGGTTGCCAAGTTTTATCTATTCTAGTTTTAATTTTATTTATTATACCCATAGCCAGTCCATGCACCTTTGCAGGAATCCTGTAAGACTGCTGCAAAGGTAGCATTTGTCCTTTCTGTGCTATGAAAGAATCTACGTCCGCTCCTGCCCATCTAAATACTGCTTGGTCATCATCACCTGCAATAAAAGAATCTGTTGTCTTTTGCCAAATAGCTTTAGCCATATGCCATTGCATCTTAGATAAATCTTGTGCCTCATCTATGAATACAACATCAAACTTTGGTACAGCAGCATCTGATTTTGTAAACTCAATAATCATATCATTAAAATCTATAAGATTATGTAGTTTCTTATATCGTTCTAACTCTAATGCTATGATTTTTAATTTTTTTAATTCTAATTCTTGGTTATGTTCTTGTAAATTATATTGTTGCTCTGGTGTAATCTCTCGTAGTTTTGCAAGATTAATAACTCGTAAATAATCACTATTTGTACTAAAAATTCCATTGTGATCATTTTCATACTCTGCATATTTTATTTCTTCTTTTATCCTTTTACCAAAGTCCTGATAGTGTCTTTGCTGCATAACATCTTCTTTTTTAATACCAAGTCTTCTAAATGCTAAAGAGTGCAGTGTTCTAAAATATGGTAGATCATCTTCTTCTAAATTAAATTTTTTAATAGCTCTGTTTTTTGCTTCGTATGCAGCTTTCTGTGTAAATGCAAAGTATCCAACCTTGTCTGGATCTGTTTGTTTTAAATAGTCATCAACTTTATTTAACAACGTAGTAGTCTTACCTGTACCTGGTGGTCCTAATACTATTGTTTTCATTTGTTTTCAGAATCCTTAATCATATTCCTTAAACGTGTATTAAATTTAATTTCTTCAGAGGTTTCTTGTCTATGATCTCCTTTAATTATTAATTCTAATTTAGCATTTTTTTTATGATACTCTCTAAAAGCTTCACATATAGCCATACCTTTAATGTTATCTTTATCAAATCTTGCCCCATCACTAGGGTAGTATTTTCCAAAAGGCCTAATATAACTTTCAAAATCTACTCTAGAATGTATTTTCATAACTTGATCTGCAAAGCCTAACATTAAATTTATAAAAGTAGTATCTTTGTGGTGAACCTCATGAACACCTGACTGACCATCATTTTCATAATATTTAAAATCTATTATTTGATCTTCTATAGATCTTCTAAACATGTTCATTACAAAATTTCTATCAGAAGCATCGTCATGAATTTTAGGTGAGCTAAAACAAACAGGTCCATTAATGACAGATGGATTAGATATGTATGGGCGAAAACAACCACTAAAATTTTTATTTAAATGAAAATAAAAAGTATCTTCACCCCATTTTTCTCCCTCGGCATATTCTATGCAAACAATATGGGGTCTATACTCTCTCCATCTATCAGGTTTTCTATAATATCTATCCATTAAATTTATAATATTAGTACAGTGATACTGATCTAAGTATCCTTTATTCATTGTTTGCCTAATTTTAGTAAATGCCTCTCTTGCACCATCTCCATATTTTTTTGATTTTTTTTTAGTTTGATATTCTTTTTCATACACAATGTATGGTTTTTTATCTCCTAAAAAATCTAATTGTTTTGGTAAATTTATTTGGCCTCCCATTGAAGGTGGTATTGTCGTAAGTTCGTTAAAATTTATTTCAGTCATTAGTATGGTGCCTCCTCTTTTAATTTTTTTTGTTTATATTCGTTGTCTTTGACTTCGAATTCTTTTACGACATAGACAGACAATTTGTTCTTGCCTATTCTTTTGTCCTCACAACCACATTTTTCTCGTAACATTTCTGCTGTTCTTGAGTATCCTAGATCCCATCTTCTTCTCATTAAATGATTGTGATAAAATTTGTCAAACACAAAGTGATGGTAACCATTGTTAGTCCATGTACCACCTCTTGGTAGATCTTCTTTTGAATCTAAAGATACTCTGTTTAAACAATATTCTTGTAAATGATTTTGTAATTGATCTTCTGTACGTAACCCCTCTGCAGGTTCTGTAATTTCTGCATTGTTTAATAATTGATTAATTATAAATACCCAGTCTTTTTCTTTTTGTGTAGGTGGTCTAAATTTTAATTGCACCATACAAGACTCTTGAAACAAACTTTGTTGCCGTAAATGTTTTACACTTTCTAATTTTAATCTTTGTCCATCTACATTCATGTAATAATAGGGATCCTCCAAATCTATAATCTGTAAATCAGTTAAATTAGGGAACATTATTTCTTGGCCTATACCAAATTTTCTAGTTCTACATAAAGTTTTATCACAAACATTACACATAGGTTCTTCATTACACTTATAGTGAAAATCATTTTTTTCGTTGTTTTTTATCTTACCTGTAATAATTTTTTGATCTAAGGGAATTTTAAAATATTTGTAATTAAATTCAAAAATTTTGTCTTGCCAATTTTCTGGCCATTTTTTTTTAGCATAAATTATGTATTGATACATTAGCCTATCTCTACCATCCTCTAATTTATTTTGAGTTAAACTTTCTATGCAAGGCGGCCCATCGTCAAATTCTGATTCTGGTCGTTTAATTTGTAGCTCTTCTAATTTTTCTGATGTAATTTTTGTAAAATCATACAGCTCAAAAAAACCT